TTCATCCATATGATTCATTACCTTTGTTAACATTTCCATCTCCGCCTTGCTTGACGTAATCTTGAGTTAGGGTCTTTAGCTGCTTTTGGAAAGTCTTTCATTTGTCCTGCAGACCTTGCACAAAATGACTTACGTCGTTTGGCATCTTTAGAACCAGGTTTAACTTTACCTGTTACAGCAGTTTTTAATTTAGAACCGGGATTGGCTTTACGATAGGCTTTAACACCTTTTTCAGTCATGCCCGCTCCTGCTTTAGTCTTTCTAAAATTACCTGACTTAACAGAAGTTTTAATCCCCATTCCTTTTTTCTTAGTTGTTGCCATCAGACACAGTCTCCGATTGCTTCGAGCCATCTCCAAGTTTGTTGAGTTGTTTTATTCTCGCTCGGTATTTTCTCTGCGAGTTTAGTATCCTCATTTTTTGGTTCAGGCTCTTTATCCATTTTAACATTTTAGCTATGAAAAACCGTTACTGCTGTAACATTAGTTAGTGTGCAGTAAATTTGGTTAGAAAATAAAATGCCTTGGTCAGGGATAATAACATCTGATTGACCTACCCCTGCTGGAGTTTTCAATTCTAATAATGTATCGCCTGACGCTCCGTCTTTAAACACAATAGAACCTGCTGAAGCTGAAGAAATATAACTCATACCTCTTAAACGAGCTCTATGATTAACAACGGTATCAGGAGAATCTGCTGCAACAAAGACTGATGCTTTTATATCAGATTGCATATTCTTCTCCTATTAGCCAGCTGAAACTGTTAATACACCTGAGTTATTCCATAGTTGTCCTGCAACTGATGGGTCTGATGTTGGAAGGCTAGAAATAACTACTGTTGTACCATCAATAGTAACTGTACCTGTAGTTGTAAGAGTTGTTGCTGAAACTGCTGCAGGGGTATTTCCACCTACTGCGCCATCAAAGCCGTTTGTAGATACGACTGGACCTGAAAAGGTTGTTGTTGCCATTTGAATTTCTCCATACAAAGTTAAGCTTATCCGTCGTGTATGCGTCTGCTGGGGCAGTCTGATAAGCTGGATGTTCCCAGATATTTAAATCATACGCTATTTATAGTTATTATACAACAAAAAAAGGGGCTGTATAGCCCCTCGTTCGCGAACCTGATTTAAAGATTACTTGTTACATACGTACATTGTAACTTCGAAACCAAATCTCATTTCTGTTGCTGATGGTGTTGTCCACATAATATGTCTCCTTAAATTAGATTTCAGCCTAAGCTGATAAGTGAATTATGCTCTTACTTCAAACATTTACCATCAAGAAAAACATGAGTTATACATAAAAAAAGACCCAGCCGAAACTGGGTCTTAGGAGGAGAGACTCCGCTTAATTAATTAAGCAGCGCCTTGTGAGCCCCACATACCGAGGGGGTCTGACCAACCAAATGAGTAACGCTCACGAGCTTTGTAACGTACGTTACCTGTGTCAAAGTCACCATCCATAGATGTTGTCAATGCTGTACGCTCGAAGTGTTTCATACCGTTAGGTACGTCGGTTGTTAAGAAGTATGCATCAGTATCTGTTAAGAAGTGATTTACTGCATAACCTTCTGGAATCGCACCATTAGAACGAACTGCGTTGATGTCGTTATCAGCTGTACCAACTCTTTGGTCAGTTTCTAATAAACGAGTAGCAACGAATTGTAATGCTGGTGGGATAATTAGTTTACGTGGTTTAGCAGCAATCAATAAACCTCTTTCATCTGTCCAACCAGCTAACTGAATAACTGCGTTTTCTAATGAAGTTTCGTTTAAGTCAGCAGCAACTGCTTGAGTATTGCTGTTTGTACCGCCGTTAACTAATGGGTGGTCTGTAGCAAATAAAGCTTTAGCATCACCACCTGGGTAGTTAGTACCATCAAAGCCGTTGTTTAAAACGTTAGCAGCTTTAACTTGTTTTGTGTAAGACATAGCACGAGCTAATGCTTTAGTATATCTAGCAGATAAAGTGTCGTAGAGGTTATCTTCAACTGCTTCTTCTGTTAGAGAGAAACCTAAAGCAATGGTTTCGTGATTGTATCTTGCTGTCCAAGCTTCTTGTGCGTTGTCATAAGAGATGGCTGCGCCTTCCCCTTTAACTGGTGCACTACCAAAGCCTGATAATTTTGTTTCCTCTTCGAAACTTCTTTCTGATGATTCTGTTTCGTAGATTTCTTTGTGCTCTTCACCATAACGCTGGTATTCCATACCGAATAAAGCATTAAGGCCTGGGAGCAACTCTTTTAATAACTGAGCTCTTGAAATTGCCATGATTTATTCTCCTTATAAGCCAGCATCACTTGTGAAGCGATGGAAACTTGGGTTAAATTTAACTAACACTGCTGCAGTTGACTCGTCTGGTGCTAAAGCGACAATTTTAAATGCCTTAGCAGTAGTAGCAACTGTTGCGTCCAACTGAGAGTTAGAAACGCCAGTAGCGGTAGAACCGGTAGAAGTAGTTTGTGCTGTAGCAAAAGTGGTGTTTGTACCAACCATTGTTTGCGTAGCTGTATCATCTAATTCTGCCATAAATAGTGCATTTGGGTCATCTACAACATAAGCCACAATGTCACCGCCATTAGCAGTACCAGATGGATAATATTGTGAGTAGATAACTTGACCTTGTGCATTAACGTATTCACATCCAACAAAAACACCTATTGCACCAACGCCATTACCACCTAAGTTATTGGTAGTAGCGTCTGCTCCAGTTGCTGTTGCTAGAGCTATATAACCGTCCGCGCCGATGTTAACAACCTGTCCATAGAACAAGTTAGTTGCTTCACCAGCAGGGTCAATTTTATATAGCCGTGTCGCGCCTGCATAAGGCATACCATCAACACGCTGTACAGGTTTTAATCCGTAAGCTGCCATAATAATTTCTCCTTAAAGAATTGTTTAACCTTTACCAAAAGATTTAGTAGATTTTTTATCAGAGAATAAAGGCATACGCGGGTCATTTTCTTTCAAGAAGCTATTATCAACTGCTTGAGCTTGACCTTCTGTTTTTTGTTTATAGTATGCATTTCTCTGGTCTACCATTTCTTGTGGCATTTTACAAAGTATCAAACCACCTACTTCAACAGCGTCTTTAAACTGACTGTTAGGGTTTGACGTTAATTTAATTTCTGGGTGTTCTGAATGTTTCACAGGTTCCCAGCCTTCACGCATTTTTGAAGAAGCATTTCTGGCATCAGGTTCATTAGCAAGAGTTACTCGAATCCAACGATATGCCCAGCCTGGTTGTTTCTTAAATTCTGGGAGCAAAGATGGGGGAGCCCAAGTCCTTGTTCTCATATCTGTTTCTTCACGTATTTCTACTTCTCTGTCTATTCTCTTATCCATTTGCGTTCTCCGTTTTTAATAATTCTCTTGCATATTGCTCAGGTGTTAACTTAAACTTTTTAGCTAAAGCTAACTGTGTTTTAGTCAGTTTGACCTTTTTGGGTCCAGTTGACCGAGTTGCTGGAGCAACAACAGTTGAATGTTTAGTATTGCGTTGGGCAGGTTGTCCTTCCAACGATTCAGTTTCCCCAAATTGTTCTGGGAATAGTTTATGCATCGTATCATCTATACGACGGTAATATAAATCTGATGATGGCTGTATACCTTGACCAATTAAGTCGTCATGTAGACCTAATGCAGTAGCAGTCATCACTTTATTTCTACCAAACCAGGTGTTTTTTTCTTGCCATTCTATGGCTTTATCATCTGGTTTAGGCACATTATTCTGTGCAGATTGCTGTTGTTGTAGTTGTACACTATTTTCGTCCTCTTGTAAAGCTGTATATTGAGGTTTCATGCCCATAGCGTTCTGTAATTTGAACTGAGCTTCATTTAGTCTACTTTGAGCATCAACAATCTTATCTGGGTCTCCTGAATCATATGCTTCGCGATATTCACGTTTAGCATAATTAACATCAGACTCATACTTTTCTTTTAATGTTTTAAGATAATCTTCTTCACCAGAACTTAAAGTTTTCTTTAGTTTTTGGTTTTCATTAATAATAGTTTGAGCATATTTAATAGCTTCATCACGTTGGCGTGCTTCTGCTTCTTTAGCTCTTCTTTCATCATGCCAGGCTTTTTTCAACTGAGCCATTCTTTCTTTGACTCTTGCTGAATAGTCTTCAAGATTATCTTCTTCTAATTCTTGTTTAACTTTATCCGGTAGTGGTTCGCGGTTCCTGTCTTCTGGAGGGGTGTCATCTTCCTCTTCAATTTCAAATTCAGGTTCAGCTTTAGCTTTTTTAGATTCCTCTTTTTTAGATTCCTCTTTTTTAGCCTCTACTGCCTCTTCATAATCCTCTTTGTCCTCTTTGGATACTAATTCAACTTCCGTCGTTTCTTCATCCTTGAGTTCTTCAGGAACTTCATTTATGATTTTTGCCATGCTTCTTCTCCTTATGCGCGTTCGTATCCACGTGGGTCATCGACCACTGCTTCTACGGTATCGTCGTTGATAATGCGAAACTCTTTACCATGTATTTTGATTCGAGTTCCAGAATATGCCCTAGTAATAACAAAGTCGCCTTCTTTACACCAAGGTCCTGTAGGAAATCTGTCTTTGTCTGCGTAAGCCATATCTCCTAATTTGATAACAAACAAAACTACAGTCGAGTGTTCTTCAATATGTCTTGTCTTGTCTGCTTTAATAATTCCACTCTCATACTTTTCGTCAACATGTGGTACAGCACATAATATGCGATATCCTTTGACTTCTGGTAATTGAGTTGGTTTTTGTTCTTGTTTAGGTTCTTCGGCTGCTACTGCTTTGCCTTTGAAATCAACAATAGTTTTATTTGGCGTAATGATTTCACTCATCGTCCATCTCCATATTTTTTGCAAGGTCTGCTATGTGTCTTTGTGCAACCATGAGACCTCGAATAATGCCTGCACTGTGTTGGTATTGAGCAAAATCTTGTGCATGCCCATCACCTAAAGTTTCTAAAATTATATTGCGTTCTTCTTCTAACTTTTCAGCTAGAACCTTTAACGTACCGTCCATGTATTACCTTTCTTATTGTTGTGAATTCTTTGGTGCTTGAGATTGAGCTTTAATAGCATCAATACCAAGTTTTGTTCCTTGTACTAATTCTTGTGAATCTACTCTACGATTATCCATCGCAGCATTAGCGCCTATCTTAGCTCCAGCGATTCTTTCATCTGATTCAAGTTTCATTTTTTCTAATTCTAGTTTAGCTCTATCTAACTCAATATCAGCTTGCATTTTTTGTGCTTTAGTTTGAGCTTCCATTTCTTTAATTTGTAGCTCTTTCTGTTGCATTTGCATAACTGGGTCTTGTTGCTTAGCCATAATCTCTTGTGCTTGTGCTTCTTTAATATCTTTATCAAGCAACTGTTGAGCAGCTTTAGCAACAACTCTAGATAAATCTAATTCAACTTGTTCATCAATCTTCTCGTTAGGTGCAGGTAAAGCAACACCAACTTGTTCTTCGATTTGTTTGCGATATTCAAATGCTAAATGCTCTGCAATATGTGCTTCCATAGCAGCACGTACAGTGTTTGCATTAGGACTTTGACCGACTAAAGCTAATATTTTAGGG